TCCTGTCGGGGTTTTTCTTTATGCTTTGCTCTCTGGATCACGCTTGTAAAGGTCGATGATATCTCGCTTTACCTCTTTAAGATCGGATTTGATTTCCTGCATAATCTCCCGATCTTCTTGACGACGAATATCCCTATCTTTGATTTCTGATTGAAGAAGTGCAATCTGCTTCTCATTAGTAAGCACCCTTCGGATCAACCATGTGATCCCTGCAAAGATGGACGATACTGCCGCCCCTACAAAGTATTCCAAATAGTTCATTTCTTGAAGATTCCCCTGATACCTCTTGCAATTTCATTAGGGGATGGCAACAACCACCCAAGGATAAGAAGCAGGATCATCCAGACTGGTGTTTGTTGTACATTGATCTTCTCAATAGTGCCTGCGGTAACAGGGGTCGTCTGTTGTACAACGTCTCGGCCAGCCTCTATGCGTTCCTGCTTAAAGACAGCCTGTTGTACATTCTCTTTTCCAGCTTGTACGTTGGCTGCAACATTAGGCCCACCGCCTGTAAGAAGACTAAGTGGACCGCCACAACCAGCCAAACCAATAAAGATAAGTATGGCTAGTGCTTTCATCATAGACCCTTCATGCAGAGTTGGACTTTGCTATCTGAACGTCTATTCACAAGACCCTGTACAGTCTGACCGTCAGCTTTGACCCACTTGCGTAGTTCCTTGCAGGCTTCCTTGTACTTCCCTTGGTTGGCGAGGTTCATCATGGTCGATGTACCAGCTTTGTTGACACCTACGTTATAGGCCAATTCCAACAAAGAGGCTTGAACCCCTACCGGGATATTCTGGTTCTTCATGTAAGGCTGCAAGTCTTTGTAGTAATCACCTACAGCCTTAGTGAGCATTTGGAAACACTGTTCTTTGGTATATGTGTCACCCATCTTTACGCCACGGGTTTCACCATAACAAACAGTAGGAACACCAACAATGTCCTTGTAAGCTGTAGTTTCCAGACCTTCCCACTTAGCAATGAATGGGGTTGCTAGGGCCAAGACTGCAACAGTGACCCCTGTAGCTACTTTGTTCTTAATGGACATTGTTGTTATCCTTTACTGTGCTACTGCATCAACTACAACAGGCTCTTTGACACCAAGTGGGCCTTCCTCTGTCCAGAACCACAAGTCACGGGTTTCTCTAGAGGGAAGGTCTTTAACATCCATGATACGATAGGGTGTATCAGCGGGAACGTCTTTTTTGGCAACAGCCTCAATTTGATCTGCAAATTCAGGTGCAGGGTACATGATAGCTACGCCATTTTCATTCGGGAAGACGATTACTTGCATTTGATTACCTGTGAATAACAACATGGACTTGGGAAGGGTCAAATGCACCAGCACTAGAGGAAGTTGCAATTTGAACACCAGAGGCAGTTTGACTAATAGTCCCTAGCGAAGCGCCGCCAAAACTTGCGATAACACTGCCAGACACAACATAGTTGGCATCAGGCATGGCGATAGAAAAAGCGATTGTGTAGTTTCCAATACCATTATCAGTGATGGATGACACGTTACCACTTGCTCTTACAGCAACAGTACCAGTACCATTGAAGTTGACCCAAGAGCGGGCGGCATACAAAGGGGGAGTACCGGGAGCAATTAGTTCAGAGTTGCCCCCAATAGTGTAAGAATCCATCCTACGAACAAGATCACCAACTGTAGTTGCATCTACTTGAGCAATCAAGTTTGAGGATGTACCCCAACCGATACGAACCTTGTTAGTTCCCATTCCAGCCCCACCACCCTGTTCAACAGCGGTGAAGGATGCGTTAGGATCAAACTTGCCAGTCGATTCGTTAATAGTGCCAAGAGTAATCCAAGCACTATTAGCTTCGTTGCGCTTCTTGATCTGGTTGTTGGCAGTATCATACCAAATCATATCAGCGTATGTTGTAGTCGGGGCCGTAGCCCCTGAGTTTTGAGTTACAATAGCTGCCAAAGCACTGTTGATATCGGCCCTTGCAGCGGGTGCAGACTGGTTGTCAATGATATAGTCATGTTGAGACATATCGGGTTCCCTTAGTTATATTGGATTCTTGCAGTGAGGCCAGAAATACTAGGCGACACACCAGCCGTTGTAGATTTAAGTTCGATCCTGAAACGGAAGGCTCGACCATAAAAGTCACCCGCCTTGTACAGTTGCCAATCAGACCAAGTAGGAGTACCAGCAGGGTCGTCTTCTGTGATAGAGATATACGAAAGTACATCAGTATCAGCAAACTGACTACCACCCGTCCAGTCATCCCAAAGGCCAGCCCAACTATCCCAATTACCCGGCATTGCATCCCACAAACCAGCATTAGCATCAAAACGGTTAGTATTGATGTCAATCCTAGAGCGGACCCTACGCACAGCACCAGTATCAATGTAATTGCTAAATTGATAGGTAGCACTTGTAGGTGCAGGGCTTGTTGTTGTGATGCGAAGCTGACCACTTGTTACAGAACACCCTGTCTTTGTACCTGTGAAGGTAGGGCTATCTGTAAGCGTGAGATTGTTAGTGAAAGTCTCAAGTGTTTGGCTTCGGACAACAACAGGTGTTGCCAAAAGGGATGCGTTACCTGACTTATCGTAAGAGCGGATAAAGTAGGTTCCCGGTCTTGCAGGAATAGCAACAGACGTAGCAGGACGACTAACCTTTTCCACAGCCGTTGTAGCATTGGCAAAGGTAGCACTAACTTCTTCAAGAGCATGTCGAACAATGTAGTAAGACAAGTCAAGATCAGGTACAGCGGTCCAACCAAGGTTGATAGATGCACCATTGACGTTAGCACTAAATCCAGACACGTTTGAAGGGGGAGCCAACAAACCTGTAGGCTGGAAGCCATTGACATAGACCCAATCACTCTTTACACCAAGGAAAGAGTAAGACCTAGCACGAACATCATACATGCTTGTGCTGTCAACAGCAATGACTTCGTAAGAGCCAAGATCACCAACACCACCCACATTCCACACACTGTCACCAGAACGCTTATATTGAACTTCAACACGTTCCACGTTAACAGGTTGTGTAGCTGTCACTTTAGCAACGATAACATCGTACACGTTTTCGTTAACAACACGAACTTCGCTAGACAACACCAAACCAACAGGTTCGACATAGAAAGCACTAGGAAGGTTTGTGTTGTTAGTTTCAAAGACAGCAGGGTCTTCATCCGTAAAGACAGCAGAACTGATTTCACGAAGGGTCAGTTGAACTTGAAGATCAAGACCATCAACAAGACCAAAGGACCAGTTGGTGACTTCAAAGACTTTGTTGGACCAACCAAACCTTGTGTTGTTGATATAGACAAAATCGCCCACTTCAACTTGCAAGGCTTTCAGACCAAAGCTGGCCGAGAAGGTCAGTTGTTCCCTGTTACGACGCAGAGCAATGTTGGCAATACGTTGTGCAGTCACAGAGGAAGTTGTGAAAGGCAACGGATAGTCAAGTGTGCTTACGATGTTGTTGTCAGCAGTCAAGTACACAGAACTTGTAATCGCAGGGTAATCAGCCTCTTGCCAATCAGATTCAGCACCTTTGAAAGTGCCTTTGATCGTATTGAAGTTGGACCTACGAGAGTGACGAGTGGAAAGTGTCAGACCAGAACGAAGATCACCTTCATCCAAGGTAACGGTTGGCGTCACATACTTAGCAGCCTTCATTCGCCACTTGCCTTGCGAGTACCACAACAAACCACCCATAGAGGTGAGCATGTCAGACAAGATTTGGTTAGGGGCAAAGGAAGTTACAAAACTGCCATCACAAGTATAGCGTTTGTTGCCATTGACCAATTCATCACAGATATTTGCGGCAGTGATAACCTGAGTATCAGAGATACGCGAAGCAGGCTGTGCAAAACCGTGATCCGAGGTCAGGTAGTCACGCAAGCAAAGTGCAGGGTTATTTGAGTAGGTTGTCAGACCAGTACGAGGGTCATAGACAGGTTTACCACTGATAGTAGCCGATACCGTAGGGATTCCATTAGGGAAAACGTCTGCATTGTACTGGAAGCGTACATAGAGGTAGGCAATCCCTTGAAGCCTGTGTGCGCTAGTCCATTTACCATCTGTCAAAGCAGCGGTTTCAGCAATCAGATCAGGATCGGCAGTCTGTGCGGCTGTACCATAGTAACGCTTGATGCGGACATAGCCATTGTAACGTGCAGGGGAAATGACGTTACCAGAACCATCCAGAGTGACAATTTCATCATTCAAGTAGATGTAGTCATAGCCATTGATCTGGTGTCCAGCATAAGCGATGATACGATGCAGGAAGTTGTTGTTGGTCCCTGTAGAAGCATCATAGACACGAACACCACCAACTCGGACAGTGCCATAGATGATTTGATGATCTAGTGCAGCACCACTTTCACCGTTAATGCTGTAGCCTCTAGAAGCTGTAGAAATCCTTGGCTTAGGTGTGAGGGCATTAAGGGCAGCACCCATAGCAGTAGAAACCAAGAGGCTGGCTGCAATAGCCCCTGCACCCACAAAACCCATAAAGCTAAAGGCTGCAACAGAACCAGCGCCGATTACGCCCATTGCAGTAGAAAGTATTGCAGGAAGTGCAAAAGCCATGTCAACCTCTTAAATATTTGATGTAGGTGCTTTCTTCATGCCTGTAGCCCAACCAAAACAACAGAGCATCGAAAGGTCTTAAGGTTTTTGTGGATACCCTCAAAACTTCAACACCATCTTCTTTAAGGCATTTCTCTGCAAACTTGATTAGTTTGGAGCCAGTAAAGCCTTTTCTATACCCCTTGCTGAGATATAGCGAATCGTTGTAAGCAAACTTCTTCGATTTGTGGTGCAAATCTTTGTGACAGATTGCTACAAAGTACCCGACAAGTTTACCTTCAAACCTAGCTGTAAAAATCTTAAGGCTTCCTGCAATTTCCAACTCTGAGTAGACATCCCAATCAGGGTCTAGTTCAAAACTGTTGTCAAAAGAAACTTCTTTCCAATGGTCCTTAAGAAGTTCCTCTATCTCAGGTTGGCAAGATACAAGAAACTCTTGTTGGTAAGTAATAGGCATGTCGGGTGCCTTCCTTATTGTGCTGCGGTACGACCCCAATAGATTTCCTTGTCTTGCAAGGAAGCAACAAACTCTAAACCAAGATCACCGGGGTATCTAGATTGTTGGTCTTGGTTAGTGAAACGCCTTACAACAGGACGTTCAAGTTTAATCAACACGTTTTCAGCAGTAACGGCAATCGTTGACGTTGTTGCATCTTCGCTGATGTTCATCTGGTCAAGTTCACCAGTGAAGACTTCCATATAGTCGCTTGGGTTGGAAGTCATCCCAAAGTAAATTCTGCACTCACGGCCCTGATATTGTTCTGCCAAAGCTAAAGAAAGGAAACTGGAAGGGATGCCACTAAGCGTGATAGTAGCACCCTTTGCCTCAATCTCTGTAGTTTCTTCAACAGTGGAAATGTTCAGAAGTTGACCAGCCCCAAGATACGTCTTAGAGCCGATCACCAAGTCACCATAACCTGACCACATATAGATTGGTCCAGAGGCTAGATCAAGGTCAATAGCGAAGAAAGGTTCAACAACAGTCTGTGCAATACCAGTAGAGACGCTTGTTGTTAGTGATCTTGTCATAGCGCCTCCACGCAGTCAAAGGTAATGCCGTAAGAACTGATTTCGTTGATTTGCCACTGAGCAATGTTGTCCTTCAACCTAAACCGACCTTTTGTATCGGTGAATACAACAGGTGCATTATCAGCAGGAGAACTACGAAGGTTAGGCCAAATATCTAGTGTTGCTTGACCAGAATTGTTTGTGTCAACTCTTGTCAGAACCTTGTACAACTGTGTACCAGAACCAGTACCAAGTTGGATGTAGTCACCGGGAGCGAACCAACCAATAGTGTTTGGACTACAACCATCAATATTCAAAGTGTTACCTGTTTGTCCTGCACCATTGACCAATGGACCAAAGGCATCAACAACACCCTGATAAGCACTTGCAGAAGAACCTTCTTCGACTTGCGCGCCCCAGATATACACACCAGAGACACCATCACCAGTGTAACTTACTGTTGTTGCACCTGAAATCAGGTAAGCAAAGATAGTACCTGATCCTGTAACTGTAGCAGTCTTTGTGATAGAGAACCTATACCAGCCATTACCAACGTTTGTTGAGGTCGCAGTTACACCGTTTACGCTAGTGACAGCACCAGTTGTAGCATCAAAGAAGCCAGCAGAAGTACCGCCAAAAGGTGTAGTTGGGAAGTCCAAACGGATGTTTCGAGTGGATTGTGCTTTCACATAGATAGAATATGTGTAAGTAACACCAGCCGTGTAAGACAGAGTTCTTGTAATCAAGTGTGTTGAGCTAGAAGTGTCTTCAATCAAGGTGTCTGCCGTTGTAGTGCCATCAGGAGCAACAATACTATCAATGGCAATAGTGGAGCGTGTCTTAGTCCAAGCAGCATTGCTAAACTGTTCTGTGTAGGTTAGAAGGTTCCTACGTGCAGCAGCAATACCTTGGTCATTTACCGCATTGGGATCACCGAGAAGGAAGGTTCCCACTTGGCCTTTAAGACTAAGCAGGAACGCAATCCAGTTCTCAGCATCCACCCTTTTCATGGGCGGAAGGGAAACAGAAGCAGCCCACCTTTGACCGGGATGGGCTACAACTTGTTGTGCGAAGGTAAACGGAGATTGGCTAACAGCAACAGCATTTTCAGCCATGAGGGTGATGTTTGCAATCCCAATGTTAGTCGGGGTGTTCAAGGGATATGTAATAGCCATCTTAACCTCTTAACGGAAAGCAGCAGCCATCTGACCACCACGTTGTTTAGCATCAATAACCGCAGCCTTTGTAGCATTGGTGATTTGGGGGATCATCTTAGCAACCTCTGCCCTAACCATTGCAGCATCGCTACCTGTGACAGTGATGTTGTTTTGGACAGTGACAGAACCAGAACCACCAAGAGCATTAGCAGTTTGGTTGGCATTGACAACAGTACCAGAGTGGCGAGGGATGACCAATTCAGGGCCATGTTCACCAACAAGGTAAGGCGTGTTGCCCATCATAGAACCACCAGAAGCGCGAGTGTTACCAAACGGCAAACCAAACGAACCAGTAGAAGGTCCAGTTAGAGGGCCAAAGGCACTTGTGATGCCACCAACCATCCGTTGAACAACAAGCACTCGATACAGTTCTTTGATGATGTCCCTAGCCATAGACTTGAAGGAGTCTGTTACAGATTTAGTCCCATCAACCATAGCCATGAAACCATCTTCAAGGGAAGACTGCACAGATTGGACAATCGTTTGACGATCCTTCTCTGCTTGGGTCAACTCTTTAACCAAAGAGATTTCCTTGCGAAGTTGGTTTTCACGACGAGAACCACCACCTGTTTTGGTATCAGGATAGTACCCAAAGTCAATGTCTGTAGGCTTAGGCTTAGGACGATTTGAACTAGAGGGTGCAATACCACCAAGAGCGGGTGGAACCATACCAAGAGGCAAGTTCAAATTACCAAGGCCGTTGATATTGCTAGAGGCAGGCCCCGAAACCATGCCACCACTATTTGCAGCAAGTTCTTTCGCTTTGTCAATAGCTGCTTGGATAGGCCCAAGCATGTTCTTGAAAGGTCCAGACAAGTCCATTGTAGAAATTGTCTGCATGACACTCTTAAGGGTATCTGTCGTATCCTTAATAGCCTTAGCTTTCAGTTCTTGATTGTTCTTCAAGGTTAGAAGTTGTTCTTCAAGAGCCTTTTGTTTTTCAAGAGTTTGCCTAAGTTTTTGTGCTTCAGCTTCAAGAGCAACAGCTTGGTTTGCACGATCTTGTGCAATAAGCCCTTCTTCTTGCATAGCTTCTTTTCTAAGATCAGAGGCTTGCATTTCCAAATCAATGATTTTACTTAGCACAGCACCTTGGGAAGAAGTTTGATACCCCATAGCAAGAGCAAGGATTTCATCTTTGGTTGCCCTTGTTTGATCTTCCAGAGATTTGAGGGCTGTTTCAAAGTTCTTAGTCTCTTGGACAGCCTCAGAGGAACGATCTTTGTAAGCCAAAAAGGCTGTAACAAGGGAGATACCAATACCTGCAATAGCACCATAGATACCGGGGATCAAACCAGCAAGCTGAGTGGCCTGTTGCCCAAAAGCAACAAAAGCGTTTGTTCCAGATTGGATTTGAACAAAGAAGTCACCAACCTGATAACCAACCTGTTGGGAGATAAAACCAAAGTTGTTAAGCCCACGGCCAGCTTGATTAACGTGTTGACTGAAGCGGTTGTTGGCAAGGAAAGCCCCTTCCGCAGCATTAGAGAACTGTTGATATTCGACATTCAACCGTTCAATAGCAGCCTCATGTTGTCTCACAGAAGTCACGCCAAGCATATGTGCGCGATTAAGTTCTTCAAGCTGTTGTTCATACAAGCGAGAAGCAGAGTAAATCTTGTCATACTTTTGACGAAGACGTTCAATCTCTTGGTCCATAGCCGAGAAAGATGCACCAGACTGCATAGCAGAGGCACCAGTTACACCAGTCCTTTGGTTCAAACCAGAGGTAAACTTCTGTGCAGAAATGGCTTGGTTCTTAGCGATTTCTTGTGCAAGTTTAGCTTCTGCATCAGCAGCTTTCTTTGCAGCAGCTTCGATACGTTTAGCTTCACGTTCAGCAGCAGCAGCTTCCCTGACACGGGCTTTCTCACGCTTAAGGGACTCTTGCTGGATTTTTGTAGCAGCAATAGTTTCAGCAGCTTCAATGACAGCAAGGGTTTCTTCTGTAGTCTTTGCAAGAACTTTGGAAACCCTGTTAAAACGATTGCTCTCACGAAGTACAGCATCAACAGCTTTGACGAAAATAGTGTCAGTGGACTTGAGGGCAGTGTTCAGGTTGTTGACCTGAGTAAAGTCTGTAGTTACAACAAGATCAGCCATTTTTGCTAACAACCCTCAAGTAAATTGCATCTAGTCTTTTGATCGCCTCGACTTCCCAAGGCAACAACGTGTTCTGTGTCATTCGTTGCCAAGCATCAATCTCTTGGTAACTGATTGGTAAAGGTCCATTGAATCCTTGACCACGGGTCTGATTGAGCAACAAAAAAGCAGTCCAGACGTAATCCATTAACTCAGGAAACTCTGGTCCCTGTAGAGCCTTTGGAGTGCGTCCAGACTGCCTTTCCACTTCTTGTAGATGCTCTTTCTCAGTTACACCGTCTTTGTCGGGAATAGAAAGTTTGAACTCAAACTCTGCATATTCACCTAGATCAAGGATCAGCCCTTCAAAAAAGCGTTGTAATCCTCTTGCGCTTCAAGTACCTGTTGCTTAAGCCAAGGGAGTTTACTATAGAGGTCAAGAGCCTCATCATACGAGAATTTAGGAGACTTGCCATTAAGCTGGATTGCCCACTCTTTGGTAGTCTTTGCCAGAAGTTCAAGCGTAGCCATTTCAATGTCTTCCGCAGTAAAGGCAATCTTCTTACCTTTGGCGGCTTTCTGGATACGCTTGTTTGTCTGCTCATGCACAACGGCTTTGTATGCAGACGAATGGGGAGCGTAGACAGTGATGGTCATTTCTTTGCCATCATCTTTGGTCAGAGGTTCGTCAGTCACAGGATGCTTGATCGAAACAGTAATGCAATCGTCAGTCGGGATCAGTTTGGAAAGGTCCATTGTCGGGATGTCCTATGGTTAATTAATGGTTCATATGTAGATCATATGGGCATTTAAGGGTTCATTTATGATCCGTAAGCTATATTTGTTGTTTATCGCTTACAGGTGATATTATCGGGAAAATTATAGCGGGTGAGCCAACCCCCGACAAGCCAGCCCACCCTACCCACGCAGCGAAGCGAGGATTTCTTACCCTTGCGGGATTGTTACTTACACAGAGCGAGTAAGTTTAATGTTCGTAGCTTCTGTAGTATCGTACAGAGCAACAAACGGCAATGTGATGATACGCGAAGTCGGATTGTCAACAGGAACCGAAGCACCATTGATCTTAACTCGCGGGAACAGGAAGGTGTAATCCGAAGAACCAGTAGGGTCGTCAACCGAAACTTCCAGAGCGGTTTGTGTTTCGTTCAGGAAGCGGTTAATCAGGGCTGCATCTTCAAAGTAGGCAGTAATCGTACCTTCAACTGTCGCCATGCCATATTCCAGTTGCGGTGTGGTGTTAGAACCAACAACAAACGTGGGGGCCAGAGCGTTATTCAGAGTGAAGTCGAAACCTGTCACGATAGCAGACGAAGCCAACACACCACCAGCATCAGCAATCTTGAGCGTACCAGAGTAAGCATCAAACGGCTGGTTGGTCGAAGAAGCAGTCTTGACAGCATCAACAGATGTGCCAGAGATAGACATGTTCTTGCCAATCATGCTGAACGTGCCAGTAACCATTTGGTTCGGACGGATCGAAACAGCAAGAGACGAAACAGTAGCACCAGTGAACAGACGGAACTGAGCAATGTCTGTAGCAGCATCTTCAATGGAGAAGGATTTCGGTGTCGTGCCAATCTTCAACACGTTAGTCGAGAAGGTGTTCATGAAGGCTGATTCAAAGAACGGATCGTAGTCTGCTTTACGAAGGTCAGCAACAATATCACCAGACATTGTACGGTTGCCATGACGATCAACACGAGGCATACGGTCAGGCTGAATATCATTACCTGTCACACGATCTTTAGTCAGATCAAGCGAATGTGTCGTGTAGGGCAGTTGGATCAGAGACGGTGTAGCGGGAGTTGTGCCAAAGACAGTTTCAGCAACATACGACAAGCCAGAGCGGCTACCTTGGGAGAAGGGCATATTCAGTTTCCTTTATCAGTGATAAATGTACCAAGCAACGGTAACAGGTGTGTAGTAGAAGGGTGGGTCAAGGAAACTTGTCCTGACTTCGGAGTAATCAATAGAAAGAATGAGGGTTTCGCTTGTTGACGGGTTAGTGTAGCTAATGTCAGTAGTAGCCCCAAATCTGTCTAATAGAAGGTCAGCGTAGTCGTAACCAGCACCAGAGCCAAGACCTTCGGGAGTAGCAACCAAGATGCTGTAGATACCATCGTATCGTTTCTGAGGATTTAGACCACGAACAGCAGGACGGATAGAAGTAGGAACCAAAGTGCCTTGAACATATGGCACACCGTTTGTAGGTTTGTACGGAACGTTTTGCCTAGCAATTTGTGGGATACCCACAGTGTTGGTCAAGTGCGTATCTAGACAAGCACGAATGTCATTAAGGATTGTCATTGTCTAGCCTTTACCTCTTGTATAGCGTCTTTCAAAAGTATAGGCGCTCTGTTTTGGACAGCATCGTAAATGTAATATCCGCCCCTAGTTTTCCACATATTGCCACCAAACTCTACAATGTTAGCATGTGCAGAATTGTTGGACAAGCTAACTCTTGTTTGGCTCTTAGGAAGACTTGCAATTTGAGCAAGAACTTTGTTCAAAGCTGCTTGTTGCATAGCTTGTTTGTTTTGATTAGGTGGTCCAATATATTTAATATTGCCTGTGAATTGACCAGCAGCAGAAATCTCACCAACATTATGAGACATGACGTATGTACCAGTATCAACAGGAGAGGTTGTAACAACTTCTGTAGCCATCTTTGTTAGAAACAAGGTACGGACTTCATCAAGATCGCTCTCAACTTTACGAAGTTGGTTCGTAAAAGATACGCCAATACCTCTGTTGAGTGCCATATCAATCCCTCACTTGTGCAGTGTAGAACAACACCTTGCTACCAGACCTAACTTCAAAGACACTGATAATGTCCAGAGTATCACCATTGATGATTTGGTCAGAAGCATCTGGTTTGGGAGTTGTTGAACCATTGGTCAGTTTGCCACTGATAACAACACGACGATCACCATTCAGGATCGAATCAGAGTTGATTTCATCCACTTTGTAGTCGAAGAAGTAAGCCCTAACAGAGTAGTCTGTAGCAGTTGTGGTAACTGTCCCTGTGTCGTTGTTGTAGGCACTTTCTGCTTGTTTACGAAGCACAACAGTCGTACCATGCTCTTTGAGCAACATATTCAGTGTGTATGTGTCAAATGCCATTCGGATCATCGGGGATGTAGTAACCACCCGCCTCTACGTTATCGAATTGGTTAACACCAAAAGCAGGCTTAACACGAGTTGTGTCTTCATTAGCAGCCAGCATGTCAGTCTTCAAGATGCCACCAGCAAATACCCCGATAGACTTGCCAGAGGCTTTCTTTGCTTGGTTCTCAATCTGAGAGGCCAGTTGTTGATACTGTTTAGCCCTTGTGCTATACTTTGCACTAATGGCATTATCAAGAGTAGTGTCAATAAGACGACTGTATTTAGCAGCAATTAAACGACAGACAAGTGAACCAGCATAGTAGACGTTGTTGTTGCTTTGTTCAAGAGCGAAAGCAATTTCTTCATTCTGAATGAGTTCATCAGAACTGTCTGTATCGCCAACAATCAAACGTACAGTATTGAGACGACCAGAGGCAGTCGTAGTGTTCAAGTTAGAAGCATCATATGACCACGCCATAGTCGTCCCTTTGTCTTAGATTTCCATATCGCCATAGGTAGAACGCCACCTACGAATCTTGCGGATTTGAAGTTCCCTATCTTTCGGAAGTTTAGGACACTTCTTAAGCAAAAACTCTTTGGCAGTTTTCGTCTTACTTTTGACTTTGAAGTTGATGTTGTCAACAAGAACATGAAGTTGGTCAATGGTCAAGTCATCAAGACCGTCACCGATTGAGATGTTTTTCACAGCATCTTCTTCAAATTCTTCGTTGTGATACAACATATCACTAAAGAACATTTGTTGGATTGTCTCAATAGGAACCCCAAAGAAATCCCATTGAAATCTATCACCCTGCTTCCAAACCTTCCCCGCAGCCTGTAGTCCGTTTTGCTTAACATATACAGGCCGAGAAGGATTGAAGTAGGGGAGAATTGGTCGGGACATTTCCCCCCCTCCTTTTACTTAGGCGATGACGGTAGCGATGAAGCCACCCAGATCAGCCGACACAACCTTGTGATCGTAGGCCATGTTCGCTTCCAGCACTTCCGCAATACCGTCGATGGCGAGGTAATCACCACGATACGATTTGATGGAGATACCGTAACCCGAAGCATTTTCCAGATCATCCCAAGTGAAGGTATAACCAGCCGAGGGAACCATCAGGCCAGCAGCGCGAGGACGGTAGTAGAAAGCAACCGACTTGCCACCGATGAAAGCGTTAGCTTCCGCCAGACCTTCGGCAGCGGTGTTCTTAACCGTTTCCATGACCAAAAATTCTTCCACGCCGAAGATTTCAGCCAGTTTGGCATCCGTCACCAGAGCGGTGTTGGTCACAGTAGCGCCACCATTCAGGCGGGCGAGGATCGTGGGATGGTTAATCAGAACGTCACGAACTTCCTTACCAACCACCATGACATTGGGTTTGAAGCCGCCCGATTTCAGTTGGATCGTACGCATGATAGCGGTAACGTCCTGAATCGGTGTCGAGTTGGTGTAGTCGGACCATTGACGCACTTGGTTGGTCGAGGGCGAACCTGCAACACCAGCCCAATCCGTGCCCCAGATGCCCGAACCAAAATAGTCGGTCGCCCACTTAACTTCACGGTCGATCAACAGTTGGGTTGTCAGCATTTGCGAAGCAGCCGAGCGGATATCCAGAGCCGCATCTTCGTTAGCCAGAGTTTCAAAGTCGAAATCTGTTGCCAGCGAGAAAACGTCAGTGCTGTAGGTATCCGTCGAGAGGGTCATACCGACGCGAGGCGCTTGGGTACGGGGAGCACGGGGTTGCACTTGACCCACACGGTTGAAGTCCGCACGGTTGTAGATGTAGTATTTGTCGGTCTTTTTCGACACCGACACTTTCGGGAAGACGCGATCAGCGATAAAGCCAGTCGATTCCTGCACAAAAGCGATAGTCAGGTTAGTCAGCGGCGCATCAATGTGAACTGCACCCGGAGTAAGCATAGCCATTTTCAGTATTCCTTATTTAACTAGATTAGGCAGCGGTTTCGGCACGAGCGAGGTCGATAGTGATGACCTGACCAGACACGGCACCTTCTTGGGCATAACCCAGAATGACATGACCAGTTGTAGCTGCGATAGCACGACCAGCGTTGTTAGACGAAACAGCCGCGCCTTTGGTGATGTTACCAGCGGCCAGAACAGTCACACGGCCATCATAGGCAACAGTGACAGCTTCACCAGCACCAGCAGCCGATTGCAGGACCACGCCAGTAGCACGAGCACCAGCAGTACCCACGGGGTCAATTTGACCGTCCGAAGCGGGACCAACAACAAAGGTGAATTGAGTGAGGGCAGCACCCGAAATGTAGGTGCGAGTAGCGAGACGTTCAGTAAATGCCATTTTCGAGGCTCCTAAGTTTACTTTTTGTAGGTTTCAAGCACAAGGGCGCGACCTTGGGCAGTTTTGATGACAGCAGCATATGCTTTATGGAAGTCTTTTTCCTTTTTGTCTTCCTGATAGTTCTTAACCATGTCGTTAAGTTTCTCAGTCGGAGTTTTCAGGTCATTTTCTGCGTCAGTTTTGCCAACTTCTTGATAGATGCCAGCAAAAGCAGCATCAGCGGCACGAAGGATAGCGATGAGTTGTTCATCGTCACCAACAGACTTCAAAAGTTTACCACGCTCGTCAGCAGTACCCTTAAAGTTCGGGAGAACCTCGTCAGCGCGTTTACGGAATGCTTCAGCTTCAGCAGCCTTTTGCATATCTTCTAGTTTCTTAAGGATCGGGGCAGGGACAGCCGATTTGGCAATCATTTCGCCTTCGATTTCGATCATTTCTTCTTTGGGCTTCGACTTCTCGATTGCTTCTGCTTCCAAGTCGGAAACTTTAGCTTTCAGAGTTTCGATTTCTTCCAGAAGCATCTTGTTGACTTCATCCAGTTCAAGAGCCTCAGCTTTCCACGATTTACGTGTGGGCTTCTTTTCACCTTCTGTCATGTCTTCTTGCATGTCGTCAGCTTCGGACATATCGTCTTCACCTTCAACTTCAATCTCGACTTTCTTTTCGAGTTCTTCGTCTTCCATGTCTTCCCCTTCTGGGTTGCGCTTAAAGATGGCTACCTTGGCGAGAGGGTCATCACCCATGTCAACCAAGGAAACTTCTTCAAGTTCCAAGTTTACGAGTTCGGTGGGCATTACACCATCTCCTTCAAGGCTCGGCCCCCAATAGAGAAAGCCGCAAGTTTACCGCTTTTCACATCCTGCCACACTTGGTCGTCGTAGACCTTGATTGCAACAAGCCAGCCTTCGCGGTCAGACTGAATACCCAATGCCTTTGAAATCTCGTGTGTCAGAGGCATGGAATGGACAACTTCACCGATTTTCCCGCCAGAGTGCATACGCTTTGCTGTACGCATGGAGAGCATGAAGTTTGTAGCTGCTTTAGCAATCTGATCGGGACGAACAAACTCGCCACTGTGATCCAGACTGATTTCACCTTTGTCTGTCGAGACGTAAGCCCAACCATACACAAGGCGTTCTTCGCTATCTTGCTTTAGGATTTGACCTTCGATCTTAACCTTGGTCATATCAGAGACAGAGGTGTCTGCTTCCCACATACGGCAAGACCAGTAACGTGCAGAAGTCTTGTCTGTTGCAGTATCGCAAGAATGGCGAGAGCGGAAGTTAGAACGGGCTTGGTCATCGTCCCTGCGGATTTCCATGTTGGGATCACCGAAGGTAACTTTCTTGACACCATCGCCAGATTTGACGTACACACCGAATTTCTTAGAAGAACCTTCTGGAAGTCGGAACGGCTTATCCAGAGTTACCTCTTTGCCCTCGTGCATTGCTTTTTCTAATGCAACTTTGCTCAAAGTAGAAACCTTGTGTCCAACAAACTCACCACGAGGCTTACCTTCTTCATCTAGAAGTTCAACCCTTGCAGCGGGTTCATCCTCAGAACCTTGAATGTTGACAGGGATGTTAGGCACTTTACCATCTGTGTGGATAGAGCGGATCACACCCCTTGCAGTACCACCACTAGAGTTCCAAGAAACCTTGTCGCCAACTTTTGCTTTATTGACTTTAGCTTGTTTAGCCTGCGACCAAGCACCAGCAAAGGCACGGCTTTCAGTCATTCCATCTTCACCCATCATAGAGTTGAAGACGTTCCTGAACATGCTCTGTTGATGTGCAGAGAGTTTGGAGCGTACTGCTTTAGGCAGTTCATCGTTAGACTCGTAGGGCATTGTTCTTCACCAAGATAAGTTGTTGGTTGGAGTAGACCCTAGTCCCGTTGTTGGAAACCAAAGCGACTTGATTGTCAATGTCAGTCTTTTCTGGGATGGCACCCGGCACAGGAGGTGTCGTTACGATGTGCTGTTGATAAACCTCTGTTGCATAGACAGTGATGAAACTCGAACCAAAGAGACGCCAACGAGCGTTCAATTCAGCGTTTTCGTTCTTGTTGCAAGAGAAGTCACCGTATACGCTGAAAGCAGTATAGCCAGCAGGGACCGTATAGATCGACATTGAAGTTGCCGCTTGTCCAGCAGTCATTTGACCAACAATAGTACCATCAACTGCACCAACTCGGATAGTTACTGTACCTACGTTAGAGGCACCACTATCAACATAGACAGCACTATTGAGACGATAGAACTTAACCAAACCTGTGTTTACAGGTGTTGTACCATTCATTGTGACAACATGAACAAGGGGATTGTAGTTTTCGTCAAGACCTGACAAGACTACGTTGTAAATGTCAGAAGCGGATGTTGAAACGATGTAGAGCGTCTTTGCGCCACCATTCCAAGCAGACCAAGGATAAAGGCCACCAACGTTCCAAACTGTTTCAGGGACAGTTCCAGAATCAACTTGGTTGTTCTTGCCACTGATAAAGACGACGCTGTTATCTGACACTTCACCTTTTGAAATAGCGAAGTAGTTGTTCTCAAAACTCAGTTTACCCCATGTGGTCATTAGTTCAACTCCGGGGTAATGGTAATAGCGATACTACCGTTGTTAGGGAACGTTTCTACAGAAAGGTCAGCGTATGTGACTTCAAACTCAGCGTAGTAAGTGCCAGCAGTGTCAGTATCGCCACTTTGCCAGAAGTAAGTGACAACACCATTAGCTGCACTTGTGATAGTCATTGTTCGATCCACTTTGATAGTCCCTTCAAAGGACTTCATGTGAAACCTGACCGTTGCACCAAGCAAGTTAATAGGGTTGCCACTGTAGTTTTGGAGAGTTGCCTGAATAGCTGGCGATGTGTCGTTCTGTTTAATTGTGAAAGCCATCATACAGCCCTATTTTCAGAGTTTACAGTGACAGAGTTAATAGAGCCAGAGACAACACCAGAGTTTGCACTATCTCTCACATTGGTCACGTTCCCTTGTTCAACAATAGAAACTTCGTTGAACACTTCTTGGATAAGAACGCTGTTGTCAGAGTTATCTGTAACAGAGACAGTTCTAGAACGAGAACCATTGACGTAAACATTCCCGAAGGTCGGTTGACCAGTGGTGATGTTAGTGGCAAAGAGGTTCTGGAAAGAGACAAGTACAGTTGCTTGTACAGTGGGTTGACCAGTTACGATACCGACTGTAGTGAAGTTGTACTTCTGACCAAGTGTGGCAGATGCAACATTCGAAGAGCCTGTCGTGATAGACGATGCAGACAGGTTAAATTGAATAGAGAAAAGTGGACTATCAAGACTTGGGCTACCCGTTGTGATGGTAGCAGCATTGAGTGCATGTTTTTCTATTAAGTCTGATGCTTGGATAGTGGGTTGACCAGTGGTGATCCCAACCGAAACAAGCGAATTGTTCTGCGACAAACTAGAGGCAGAAACAGTGGCATTACCTGTGGTGACACCTTGTGCTGACAAGTTGCTTGTGATAGCAGCAGGGGTACTTCCAACAACAGGGTTGCCAGTAGTGATGTCGTTGGCAACAAGACCCCCTACAGAAATCTGGGTAAGGGTTGTGCTGTCAACAGTAGGATTGCCCGTAGTGATTGCTACAGGAGCAAGAGCCTGATCTTGAAAAACAGAACTAGAACCTACAACCGGGTTGCCAGTAGTGATGTTGTTTGCAGAGAGCGAATCTACAGGAAGTGATACTGCCCCATCATCACCAAGCGTAATTGAGGCGAGAGGGGCAAAACCAAGCATTTACTTACTCCGAAGGGGGATAGAAAACCTCACCATCGTAGGTCCAGTTGGGTCCAACTTCAATCGGGGCTGTAATCCAGTTCTTTAGATGCTCAGGGATTTCCCAAACAAGAAAAGCTTCAGTCACGACCCCGTTTTCTACTTTTGCTTTAACAACAGGTTCCATTATGTCCACGCTCCATAGAAGGTGTCACTAGAGATGCTAGAACGACGTTTAATCACGAAGTAGCTTCCAGCAAGAACGTTTGCAGCAGCAGCGGATGTCAAAGCGACAGACGGGATAATCGTTCCAGCGGCAGTGACACGCAACACACCAGACGTAACAAAGTGTACACCAGCGCCTGTGCTTGATGAAGCAATGTTAGTTGTAGAGGATGTCCCCTGTATCACAAAACCAGAAAGAGCGCCAGCAATGGCAGATGAAAAGGTGGTATCAAGAGCAGAGCCATACATCAAGGCGTTAGAGTCGATTGTCGCCGTTCCGGCACCCAGAAGGTTGAACTGTAGGTTACCAGATGTCGTAGACATGTTCTGCACACGCGCCAACACATCGTAAGAATAGACCCCAACGTCGAGTGTCAAAGCACCGTTTGTTGTAGCATTGAACATTTTCTGGGTTGCAGTCGTGTTTGTCAACGTGTAGTTTGAGGACAACATCATCCAGTATTCAGGACCGGAGAAGTCATCTGCAACGGCTGAGATAAAGACAACAGCAGAACCAGAAAGGTTAAGCAGTGAGCCTGTGCTAGATTGTGTCAAGACCCTCGTAAGAGTGGTTCCAGCAGAAGTGTACAAGCCAAGGCCAATTTCCCAAGCATTGCCATCTTCAATGACGTATCGGACAATCTCACCATTAACGACACCAGCCGCAGCAAAGGACTGGTAGCCAGTTGAAGCAGAACCAAGCGTAATTGTGCCTGTCCCTGTGGTGGCTGTAGTCATCTTTGCGCGGTTAGCGTACATTCAATTCACCTTAGACCGGATCAGGGATACCAATGTCGAAAGTCGACAAGGTAAACGTATTGCCAGAAGTAACGACTTGCGAAGCAGTCAAGGAACCTGTTGCCAGAAGGCGGGAGTTCACAGTATCCAGAATGGCGTAGTGGGTTGCCGTACCGTTTGCTGTGACAGTGCCATCCGTAATGGCCGAGACAGTCACCTTACGACCACCACCAGTACGATCAGCAGGGGCAGAAATGCTAATCGAAGTGGAGTTACCAAGGGCATATGTTGCGTTGCCCTCGGTGTAGGTTGTGACTTCTTGCGAAGTGATAGTGATTTTGTTGGCTTCTGTATCAAGAACGGTCAAACCGTTGTCGAATACACGATCATTGAGGGTTGCCATTTACTTGTTCCTTTGGTTGGGCTTTGAGATTTTGTTCGTAAAGAGGACGATCAAACTCAAGTTCAGCAATACTAAAGAGGTCTTCAACAAGTTCAGGCTGATCTTTAACCTCAATGCCAGCACCGTTGATGTTACGCAGGAAGGCTGCAATCTCACGAAGATCGTGTGGAGCAACATCGCCAGCAACCAACTTGGGCATCACATCAAACGACAGACCATTAAGCTGCCACAGACGTTCCACAAGCTGCTTGTTCAGAACATCAACAATCACATTGATGTAGCTTTCAAGGCTACGCAGGAAAAGGTCCGTCTTTGTTTTAGACAGAGCGTAAGAGCCACCAGCAGAACCAAGCATAAGAAACTCGGCCATCAAGCTACGGGCAATGTCGTGTTGATAACGCTTAACAACAGGATCAATCTGAATGGAGCGAGAACCATTAGCAGTAATGAGTTCAATGTCCATCAGTCGTTGATTTGTAGGCTTACCATCTGCATCAACATACAGGTCAGAAGGCAGAAGTGCATAACCTTGTTCGTTGTTCTTCAAGTCACGAAGGATACGCTCAAACTGACCACGAAGGTTAGCCTGATCTGTTGTTGCATCACCACTCAGATATTCAGCAGGCATACGCCCAACAGGGACACCATGAAGTTCTCGTTCGATAGCAACAGCTTCATAGCCTTGAATTTTGTTGAGATAGGTGTAAGATACATAAGCATTTCTGAGGACCGACCGACCAGAGGGATCATTATTGAGACTTGTAGTGCGGTAGTACAGAGATTTTTCAACGGGGATCATTGCAGGGCGTTTGCCCCAAGTGACATCTTGCCACATGCCAACAACTTCACCGCTTTCTTGGTCAATCTCAAAACGATTAACTGTCCAAGGTGCGCGAATGGCAAGTTTCTTGATGCCGATACGACCATCGTTGTATTTGGAGTTTTTCTTAGCGGATCGTGCATCACCTTCACGGCGTTTAGCAACAATCTCAAACCAAGAGAAACCATAGGTCAGATACGACAACGCTTCTGAGATATGGTCATCAAGGCTGTGGTCCATGTCGTCTAGGACAGACTTCAGAAACTCGACTTCTTTCTTAGCTTCTTCAGTGTCGTTAGCAGGAACAATGTCAATCTTTACATCACGAAGGGTTTGTTCAACCGCATACATGATAGAACCAATGATAGCGTTGTTGTCACGCATTTCACGGTACTTTTGAATTGCTTTCTTGCCACGGAGTTCTTGAAGAAACTCGTCGGCACGAATGTCACCCGTGTATGTGTTTTTACCATATACGCCGAGTTCAATCTTGGAAGCTGTTTCCGAGAGTTTCTTCATTTCTCTACCTAAATTCTACTGAGAAGCCCTTTCGCATCAGAATAGGCCAAGTTAAGTTCTGGTCTAGCGATACCTTTGAGGGCAAGTTCTGTTACAGCCCAGACCATAGCGTCAAGACGGTCAGGTGAACCAATCGAACCAAAAGGTTCCCATTGCACCATCTGATCTTCAAGGAGGTCTAAGCCACGAACATGCTTTACCCGATTACGCTCATAGAGGGCAGAGACAGGTTCAGCACGGGCAAACTTGCCGCGAGAGGCATGTACAAGTTTAATAGGGATTGTTTCGTCAATGGTCTTGAAGGTGTACTTCACCATGTCCCCACCTTGGTTGCGTTCTGCGACTATTCTATCAGCCCCGTATAGGTTATACAGTTCGATAGCCTTTGCCGCCCAACCTTCGGGGGAATAGCGATCAGTAGCGTCTTGCAAGATATAGCAGATGCCATTGACATCCATACCAGCAACAACAATACCCGTCATGTCACTTTCAGCATTTGATGAAACAGCCGGATCGACTGAAACAACAACACGAGCAAGTGTCTGTGAAAACTCTAGAGGGTCTTCAACATCGACTTCACATTGTGCTAGAAGCGATCTACTCCACAAAGCACCAGAGGCTTCATCAAGAACTTCCGCATACAATTCTTGACGACCAAGGCGTGTACCCTCATATTGGCTTTTGACAGCTTCGAGATAGGTAGCAGCAAGGTTAGCAGAATTGTCAAACGTCGAGCCGTATGTGATAACGGTCTTCGGGTTCTTCATAATGTCCCTGACCAACTTGGTTGGCTTAGGAGTTGTTGTAACGCAAGTTTGGGGATGTTTACCTAGACGAAGACAGAATTGGAGCATGTCCCATGTATCACGGTCACGATTCCAAGCAGCGAGTTCGTCACACCATGCAGCTTCAAACTGAGGTCCACGAAGACGTTCTGGTTCTTCGGCAGAGAAGAATTGGACGTAAGCGCCATTCTCCCAAGTCAACAGACGTTTTGTTGGTGACCATACAGGTTTACCAAGAGGACGCCCTTTGTGATCTTTGTCACCTGACCAACAACGAGCCAAGAAACCTGATTCACCGTTAATCATAACTCGTTCAATGTCCGAGTTCGTAGCAGCAATAGCAGCGATACGTTTGTACCCCCTTTGCACCAAGCCACGGACCCATTCAACACCAGCACGGGTCTTACCAAAACCACGACCAGCATTAATGAACCAAGTGTTCCAATCACCTTCTGGTGCCATCTGTTGAGGTCTAGCCCAGAAAGGCCAGTTGTACATCAATTCTTCGGCTTTGGAAGGTTGCAGTTTAGAAAGTAGAGTTTCGAGGTCTTCACCCATTGCCCTTAGATCGTCGGCATGTAGTTTAAGACCGTTCTTACTCATTTTTCTTCTTTTTTGCTACGACCAAGAAGCGCCAACAGGTCATCAATAGCACCAGTGTCTTCTTTAGTTTCTTCGGGGTCAACTTCTTCGATCTTGATAGTCGGATTCCAACCAGCCTTAGAACGAAGGAACAGTTCAGCAGCCTTCATGTCGCCATCAAGAGCCTTAGCTACAACAACAGCACCAACTTCTTCTTGGATTGTTGCACGGGCTTCTGCAATGTCATTACGATATGTGCGATACATACCGTTCATGCTTGTAGGTGCATTGTCATACTTTTGGATGTTGTCAAGAATGACTTTCATCGACACACCAGCACGGATTGCCTTACGGATGTATGCAGCGATGTGGAGATTGTGTTTCAGCTTTTCGGCCATGTTTCTAAACCTCAGACTATGATTGCTCTTGTCCGAGCATTTGTAACAACAACTGGTGCTGATGGTAGGAGTCGAACCCACAACCTACTGCTTACAAGGCAGTTGCTCTACCGTTGAGCCACATCAGCGTATCGGGGAAATTGGCATAGGTGTAGGGAGTCGAACCCTAACAGCTTGGTCTTGGAGGCCAGCGGCAGTCCCACTGCATCACCCATAGAATTTGGACAGGTTTTCTGACCCGCTACGCAGACCAAGGATTACCCGTAAACCTAGAATGGGAGTTACCCAAAGTAGAAGAAGTCCAGCTTACAACGTCTGGTCCTTCGTAGTAACCTTCAAGGGTGCGCTTGGGTTTACAGTTAGCGATGATTTCTAACTTTCCAGAAGGCGTAGAAGGTCTTGTCAACAACAAGAAGAGAACTAGATAAGAAACAAGCAGCATCGGCATCAGCAATAATCGCACACAAAGCATATCTTGGGGAAAAGCGATGGTTGCTGCTTGTGGAGTGGTATATAGTTGTATTGTTGGTTCTTGTCAAGGGGTAGTGAGATAAAAATACAACAAATTAACAAAAAATCTTCAATCCCTTAGATTTTGATGTCGATTACATCGATTTGATCGCTTCGCGATACCATTTTGGACAGAAATCATCATTTTCATGCAGAGTTTTACCAGATTCCAACCACCTATCCCTAACAGCAATAGCTTCTTCTTTGTCATAGGTTCTATAGATGGCCTGATGGGTATCCCTTCTAACAACAAACAATCCACTCATTGTACCAACAAAGATGTGATCTTCTTCTGTCTCAAGGTATGTATTCTTGAGGCTATTATGCTTACGAAGGTACACTTCATTGTAAGGAACAACAACAAGATTGTCATACTTCAGATTATAGACATCACCATCCTTGTATGTGACCCTATCTTTCTCCCCAAGGTACTCATTACTACCCAACATATAGGCTACTCTAGCTAGTTGGAAGTTGACTACCTTCTTGGTCTTCACATCCCTATAGGAGTACGTCCTATCAATCAGTTCCTTACCACTAATCCTACTCTTAAACACACCAGTCTCTTTATTGTAGTCAAGGATAGTCCTTAGTTCATCAAGAGTGTAGTTCTTGTAGGTCATAGTGTTCCTTAAGGTAAAGGTCTATCTTCTGTAGTAGTCTATGGTTACTTGAAGTACATACTTCTAGTATCTCTATCTCTTATAGTAGTCTATCTCTACCGTCTAGTAAGTATCTGTAGTATATTCCCTGTAGTACATTCTCTGTAGTAGGTTCTCTGTAGTAGATATGTATATAGGGAAGGGTGGCGGAGGATTGCTTATAGTAAGTAGGTGTATTGTTGGTTCTTGTCAAGGGCTGATGCAAAATATTTTTTTGTAAATTTTTGGGGTGACGTTTAAGAAGCTACTTGTAGCACACCCCCACCCCCTTTTTCAAGCAGATTCTTCACAATTTGTAGTTGCGAAGTGAATTTTTTGTTTAGGCTTAGTAGGTGGTTACCCGAACCCCTGCGAATCATACATACTTTTGTAGGGGGTCCCATACTATCGGATAGTCAAGAGGAAAATCAATGCGTTAGGAAAATAATTCTGTTGACATTGGCGTAAATTCTTGAGGCAGAGAGGCGAATCGCCAAGCCTTGAGAGAATCAATCGCACACGATACAATGCGACAAATATGTCACAACAACAAACAATCTCACACCTTATCCCCTTGACTCTATGGGGAAAGCCCGACTCGGAACCAACCGAATCGGACCTATCCTTTGGTATGGGGAAAGCCTATCCCATCAATACCCGTTTCACATCCGCCATACTTCTACCTGACAAGGCGCAGATTTGATGTAGTGTCACGTTCCAATGTGTGTCAAAGTAATCCTTGATCATGTCATCCGTCCATCTTGCGAACATTCTGTTATCCTTTGGCAATGGCGTCTGCTTTGCGTTTAAACGTCCCATGTGCAGGAAAGCCCACAATGCAATCGCGCTTGATTACAGCACATAGGCCACATGTGGCGCACGATACGTCATCGCGTTGCGTTGCTGGACAGACCACCACCTTGCGTCCTGCGGGCGTTGTAACGTTCTCTGTGGCGTCATGAGGTAGGACCACAGTTACAGGTGCAATCGCCATATCTGCTAACTTGTCGGCATGTTCTAGAGTGTTAGCAGATAGGTTGACTGCAAAGCCGTTGTTGTTGGCATGTGCCACAGCCAGCCTTTCATGGGGCGTATCAAGCGGTTTGTGCGTATAGGTGAACCCCCGCTTCCCTTTGTTAGCTTGCACTAACTGACCTAGTGCTACTGTGTCCAGACAATCGCCTTCGCCGGGCAAGTCACCGGCGGCATTCATTCGCCACAATTGGTTATTGGGCAAAGCTGCAATTTTTGGCAGGAAGTTTTCCCATGTATCGCCCCTATCACCTTTGGTCACTTTGCGCCAATGGATTGCGAGTGGACCTGACGCCGCATAGCATCCATTGCCATTGTTAAACGGGCATGAGGTAGGGCAAGTAATCGCGCTTGTGGTGCTGACAGGAATAGGACCTGTCTTGACGTTGCGCGATGCAGGAGTCAGATGGACAAGAAAAGACATTGACAATCCCTTTCTATTGTGCGTGACGGTTGACGATAACGACATTGATTCCGCGAATCGTTGCCAGACTTTTCACCTTACGGCGGGCTGCTTTTGCCTCTGTCAAGGTCATAAGCGGCAATTTGAGCAAAGTAAGGCCGTAAACCTTTTCAACAGCGAGTCCATAGGTCTTTTGCATGGTGTGGTATCCTTTGGTATATGTTAGTTGATTGTAGTTGACAGTTAGCCCGCGAAGTGACGCAAGCGACGAATCGTCGCGCCATGCTCAAAGTAAACCGACAAGCGCCCCATATTTACGCGCGTCATGCAGCTATCGGCTTTGACGTTGAAACCGTTAGACTTGCGCTTGCGAAGGCGGACCAAACCTTTCTGTCCGAAGATATTGAAACGGAATCCTTTGGTTCCGTCATTCAAGGGCTTGGCGGCAACGATAAGAAAGAGGCGCATGGGTTGATCCTTTATTCCGGTTGATTCGATTACAGGATGGTCGCGCAGCGACTAGAATAGCTACGCTATATAAACAAGATAGCAGACTGACAAGATAGCGGCAAGCCCGATGGAGTCTTTGATAGCTTGTCTAATCATTCTGGTTTGTTCCTTGTTTCGCTTTCCTTATATTCCTTTGACGCTATCTGTCGCGCCTTAGCTAGTATTTGAAAGCAACTAGCAACCTTGAACCTTTGTTACCCTAGGGGCAGGGGGTTCGTTCCTGTCTTTCGATGTATTATGTATCGCATACCGATTCCGATTCGCCAAGCGGAAAAACAGCTATCTCGCAAAAAATTTGACTATATAAGTATAGGGCAAGAAAAGCAGAATAGGGCTTGCAAAGACAAGCGAATCGGTCTATATACAATTCAGAACCGGGGAAAGCCCGGCAGGGGCGCTTAGGCGTTCGCAAAAAACACCGAGGCTGCGCGTATGTAATTGTGTGACATATTGGACACACCTATACCTGCTATACTATAGATAGTTCAACGTTAAACTATGCCGCGATGTAGCAATTAGCATTCTGCGATGCGGCAAGGTTTAACCTTAAACGTAATTTTATTGCGTGAAACAAGCGTGAAACAACCATTAATTAAATTCTGTTTCACGGATGTTTCACGCAACTAAATAATCACGACTACATCGACCGTGTTAAGGGTATTAACATCGTCGTAATCACGATTAGTTGGGTCGGGTATTTATGGTGGAATCAAGCTGGACCCCCGGAGTGGAAATTGTTCGCTTTTGTGAAAGACCCCTGTAGTGGAAAATGATCAGAGGGTATCGAGAGAAATGCTCAAGGGGCTGTAGTGGAAATGATCGTCAACCCCACGATGGAAAGTGCTTGACAACGACAACGAATCACTCTAAGTAAGATGCAAGACGAAACGGAGAGAGACATGAACTTGATCGTTGGGACTATCTTGAAAGATAAGATGAACGAATACATCATCCGTGATGTTGACTACAAAAACACTCACTCTCAGTATCCAAGTGAGTCTCTTGTTGAATGTTACTCTGGACCTAATACTGGTAAGGTTCGTTGGATCATGCGTAAAACGGCTGAACTTTATGTGGAGAAGTGATATGGAAACCGAAGAAGACATGTTCACCAAACATGCTGCATTGATCTGGCAACAAGATGGTTGCGCTATTGAGAAAGCACGTTGGAAAGCGTGGTGTGAGGGACCAAAAGGGTATCAAGAGCGGTTGAAGAAGGAACAAGAGTATCGGGAAATGGGGGGTAAATGAAGGTGAATGAGTGCTGCAAGGTTATAGAAAACAGGGTAAGAAGCCAATTCAAGGATGCGCTTCTGACAGAGGAAGGCTTCTACTACTCTGTCTATATCACCTACTGCGTTTGTTGTGGTAAACTACAAGACAGCCAGTGTTGGATCGAGTAACGATCTGTAGATTGACTTTGAAGGGACTTGACAAGCAGAACGAATCACTCTAAACAGACACTCAAGCAAGTAACAGAGAAGGAACAACAAATGAAGATCAAGATCGAAAACCTGAACTATGACCAAGGTATTGTAGTTGAAAGTAGCAGGTTTGGTGGGTTGGTAATCACTCAAGACGACGACATCATCTATGTTACCGAAGACATGATTAGGCTGTTCGTGTCGGCTGTCAATGTTGTGGCTAAGGACATTCTTGGAGAGGCAGTAGAATAATGGCTAACAAGTTCACCAAGGACGAAGAACTGAAACTGTTGGGTGAGTTGCGTGGTTGCTATGAAGGTGCCATGAAAGCATACTTCACTGACAATGACTACTTTAGCGACCTCTTAAAAAAAGACTGTGACAAGCTGCTAGAGTTGTTGTTGGAAATCCGCTACAAGAGGGGTTTGAATTGAAATACGCAAAGATCATCTTGATACTGACTGCTGTATGCTATGGCCTTGGTGCTTTCGTTGTTGGTGATGTAAACTTCCTCAACTGGACTATGGAAGTAAGGGGGGGATGGTTGCAGTGGTGTGGACTGTTGGTGTGATAATGGCACCAATGTTTGCAGCTATGGCAGAGGATTTGAAATGAAGATAAACCTTGCACGAATCACTGACATGGTATATCTAGAATAGGAAGTGAAGATGCGAAGATATGTGGTTGTCACGGCTGACAGGTGTTTTACAGAGGCTTGTTATGATAACTGGTCAGATATGATTAGAGATTGGGAAGCTGAAATACGATCCGGGACGCATCGCGTATGGGTCTTTGGTTCTTGATGGGAGAACAGAGCATGTTGAAACGCATCCATGTAAACCAACACACGATCAGAGCCAACAAAACATCAGATGAAAAGTTGCCGCCTCTGTCTGTGAAGACCTACAAGGACAATACGTTGTGCTATGGCGTGAACATCCTTGGTCCAAGCAGGGTAGTCTATAGCCCAGATAAGCCGCTGTCATGTGGCGCTAAGGTCTGGATCGAAACAGAAGCAGAAGTGGAGGTGTTGCTATGACCGACGAAGAACTGATCACACGGCTGCGGGATGCTTGCCAAGGCGGTGGAGGAAATGTCTTGGGCGCTCCCTATCCTTAGAAAAGCACTGTGGCATCCAAACGATGAAGGTGTCCTAAACGACTTCCGCACTACACTAGCAGAGATTGAAAAGGAAATGCAATGACCCTTTACATCAATAGTTTGGGGGAATGTTCGCACTTCCTACCCTATCAAAAGATTGTTGTTGGTCCAGTCAACTTCAAGATTGGTTGTTTTGTTTTCAAAGGTGTGCCTGACTTAGTTGTTGCAAAGTGGGTAGCTAGTGTGCTATTCATCCATAATCGCAGACCACTAAAGGAAATCTCGAGTGACTGAGCAATACCAACACCCGATGCGTGACTTGTCAGTGATTGTCTATCAGAAAGTATCTGGTCAGTCTGGTCCAGCTTTCATTGCCAAGTATGAGCCGTTCCATGTGTACCCTGTGCTCTTCTCTGGTGACACAGAGCATGAGGCTCGGATGAAAGCTAAAACCTTTGCTGATGATGCAGTGGCAAAGTATGAAGCAACATATCAAGTGCGCCGTGCCAACGCTGAGAAGGCCCGTGCAGCACGTTCTAACAAGAGGGTGAAAGTATGACTTTTGCAGACGCTATCTCGGCCATGCGGTATTTTGAAAGAAATGGTTTTGAGGTTGAAGTTAAGGACAGGGATAACTTTGCTCTTATCAACAAAGAGTATAGTATCAAGCAGTCCTTTACCTCAAGGGAGATTGCAATAAGTTGGGTTAGAGGTTTCGCAGAAGCTAAGATGATCTACGACAAGCAGGAGAAAGCATGACTACAGTAAGCAAGGAAGTACCTAAGACCCCTGCACAGGTGCGTAAGTGGGAAGCTGGCAAAGAGTATCGTTGCGTCTTGTCTAAGTCGCCGGGATACAAAGAAGGACAGACCTACAAGGCATACAAGAACGCTGATGGCATTGTGTGCTTTACAGGATCAGACGGTTACGAGGATTGGTGTAGCAATCTGGTCAGTGGCTTTATCGAAATCAAAGGGAGCAAGTGAAATGAAACTTGAAGTTGGTAAACACTACGTCCTCAAGTCTGGTCAGATTGTTGGGCCGTTGTATGATATGGAAGATGGGATTTTTGGAAGTTCTGACTATGTTGATCGTTTTCTTCCTATGTGGACAGAAGATGGTAAAGCTGACTTCTTTACTAATCCAGAAAACAACTACCCTGAACATGATATTGTTGCAGAATTTGTTTGACGAATCACTCTGAACACTGTAGAAACTAAGCATGGAAACGCAGGAGACGGACATGACTGACGTTATCGATACTCTGGATGTAGTAAAAGTCAAAGACACTATTGCTGCTAAAGGAACCCGCATCTGCACTGTTACCTTTAAGAAAGTTGATGGTTCTGTTCGTGTTGCTAACGGTCTGTTCCGTCCTTCCTCTCACATCATTGGTTCTGAACAGGGTTTCCGTCAGTCTGAGCAGATGAAAGAGCGTGGTCAAATCCCCTTTTATGACTTGCAGAAGAAGGCTTGGGTGTCGTTTTATGTTGACCGTGTAGTAGACATCCGTTAAACCCCCACCGTATCTTTTTGAAAGCAAAGGAAAAACTATGGCTGACAAGACCCTGTATGAAATCAAACAAGGTGTCGATACTGTCTTTGGTCACAAACTCGCTGTCAATTCCAAAGGCGAGTGGGTGATGGAAATCAAAGGTACTGGTGCTGTCGTTGCTGTTGACAAAGCTAATGTGAATAAGGTAGTACCTTTCACCATCGGTGTCAAATACACTGAAAATGGTACTCAGTATCACTATCTTGCTAACTCGGACGATGCTTGGGAAGTTGACCAATTCCTGATTATGCCACCTTATGGCTCTGGTGGTTATCAGTTGGCCCGTATTACGGGTGTTGATACCAAGTCTGACCGTGCAACTGCTGAAATCAACTATCTGAAAAGGATCAAGTGATGTTCTACATTGGACAATTCGTCAAAGGTAACAACAACCATATCAACGCAGCGCGTATGGATGATGTAGGCGTTGTGATTGAGGCTCTTGACTACGGATACATGGTAGCTTGGTTCTCTGATAAAAGCAACCACTATGCACCACCCTATGAACTTGAAAGTGTAGAGTGGGAATGACGCCAATCGGTTTGACCAGAGGGCAACAACTACTTGTCCCTATTGATAGCTACATCAAGCAGTTAGAACAAATGTCCTCTAACTATGAATGGGATGGCGAAGTGGAGAAATGTGATGCCATACTCGTAGAACTACAAACTGTCAGAGAGTATCAAATCGAAACGGGTAGCTTCTTCTACCCACTATTTTAAGTTTGACAACGATAACGAATCACTGTATAAAATCTGAACAGACAATGACGCTCACTGCGTTACACACAACGGAGAGACTGAAATGAAAGTTGGCGATAAAGTTACGGTCAAGGCTAACAAGTACTATCAAACCCCCACTATGGTAATCACTGTGCCGGGTACTCTGGCCTACATCACCGAAATCTTGGAGCATGGCGCACAACTGGCAACCTACCCTGATTGTGATCCTGATGAACACTCTGGCGACAGCCTGTTCTTTGGCTTTAGCGAGTTTGAGTTGGTCGAAGAAGAAAGTTTCAAGGTTGGTGATCGTGTCCGTTTGACCATGCAAGGTGTTCGTCAGTGGTCGCGTCTTTCTGAGCGTGACAACCCAATCTTTGTTGATGGTACTGTGCATGAGATTGTGGAAGAATATGAAGGCGCATATGATTGTGGCTTCCGTTTTCGTGTGACTTGGGACAACGACAATAAGAATAGCTACATGGAAGGTGATCTTGAAAATGCTGCCTGACGACAAGGTATACTGTTATGGGTGTGGTGAGTGGGTCGATCCAACTGGCTGCACTCGTACCTTCTGTGAAATCTATCTTGGCTACACAGATGACTATTCAGAGGAAGATGATGAAGATCAGTGAGTACCTTGGTGTAGACTGGTATGATACCTTCAATGTAGATGATTACTTCTACATCTTAGAAGACTATTACTATTGAGTAGTCTATGGTTCCTTGTATGGGGATATGTATATAGGGAACCGTGGCGGAAGGTTCTTGTAGTAAGTGGGTGTGTAGTTGGTTGTTGTCAAGGGGTGTGCTGAGAAATATTTTTCATCACGTTCTTCTTGACACTTCCTGCTACACACTGTATCTAGAATGTCTCAGAAACGAAAGTGAGAATCAACTATGAATATCAAGATGCTTGAACAGGTCGAACAGTGGCTTCTCGCTGGCGCTCCTGAACGTAAATTCGACATGAACGTCCTCATTGACGATGTGGAGGACAAGGAAAACTGGTGTGGCACTTCCTGCTGCATCGCAGGGTATGTGTTCCAACAGACCAAAGCCTATGAGGCTGTTATCAAGAAGGGTGAACACTTCTGGCAGTGGAACCATGACATTGAAGTGGTTGCTGCTACTGCCCTTGAAATGGATCAGGAACAAGCCCACAAGCTGTTCTATGTTGAAGACAGTGATGGTCTGCCCTACGGAGGTGATTGGGAAGATATCACCCCGAAACAAGCAGCGCAAGCTGTGCGTAATGTGATTGAGACTGGAGCCCCACAGTGGGAAACGATCTTGGACTTTAGTGAGGTGGCATACTAAGATGGCAAAACACGTTTCTGTTGGACCCAAAGAAGAAATCTCTGAACGAAAACTTGGTTGGTACAAGTTTGACCAGAACAACAGCGGTGGCTCTTTTCACAGTGATGAAGACGTTGCACAATACGTCTTTATCGAAGCCTACAGTGCAAAAGAAGCAAACCAGATTGCAGAGGGTGTTGGCATCTACTTCGATGGTTGCCGTGATGGTATGGATTGTGATTGCTGCGGTGATCGCTGGTATCCTGTCGATGAACCTGTTGATAGCTTTTTCATCTACGAGTGGCGTAAAGGCTCGAAAGTCTATGACCGTCCCTTTGACTACTTCTCTGCACTTGCAGATAGTGATACCTTCGCAAAGGAAGGTAAACCTTCTGTGATTGCGTACTACTCGGATGGTTCAAAGAACATCTTCTACAAAGAATAACCCCTTCCGTGGAAATTGGAGTGTCTTATGTCTGAACGGTATGGAAACCGAAAGGTAAGCAAGATGATCCGTGAATGGAGAGAACTTGCCAATCTGATTAGACAGGAAGGCACTCCAAACATCCAAGATGCTCTGGACAGGGTTGAAACTCACATCGACTATGCCTATATGATGGCATCTGACAACAAAAGTGAAACCTAATGGAAGATAACGAACAAAAGCATCTACCCTGTCCATACATTGCATGTGGTTCATCAGACGCCTTCTGCTTTAACACTGTTAAGAAGATCGGGTATTGCCATTCATGTGGCTCTGCATACCCCAAGAGGAAAATGAAGGGCCTGTTTGATTGGGTGGCAGAAAAATACTCATTGGAAAGAGAGGTTGAAGTGAAGGACGACGATAGCCTGATTGAGAAAGAAGAACCTAAAGGGGTCTGGGACTTCCGTGGTCACAGGAAAGTGACTTCCTCTACCATGACTGCCTACGGTGTGAAGTCGTTTGTTGTTGACGATCTTCCGATCAAGCATGTCTATACCTACCCTGATGGATCGACCAAGACAAGGTTCTTTCCCAAGGAATTTGCTACAGCAAGTGGCTTCCGCAGTGACCGACTGTGGGGTATGGACAAGTTTCCTGCTGGCTCTGCCAAGGCTGTTACGATCACAGAGGGCGAACTGGATGCCATGTCTGCCTATCAGATGCTTGGCAGCAAGTATCCTGTGGTGTCTCTGCCTTCGGCTACGCCTAACAAGAAGCTGCTTGAAAACTGCAAGGATTGGCTTGGGTCATTCGAGAAGATTTACCTGTCTCTGGATGCCGACGACAAGGCTGAACGCTTTGCCCTAAACTTGATGAACCTGTTCCCCGGTCGTGTGTATAAGGTGCCACACGATATGTACAAAGACGCTAATGAATTTCTCATGGCGGATGCTGGCGACAAGTACCGTAGTGCGTGGTGGTCTTCTGGTGTCTACACACCCGATAACATTTATGCAACAGAAGAAGACTTCCTTAGCCTTCTTCACGATACGCCAGATCATTCGTACATCCCGACCAATATCTACGGTCTGGACGAGAAAATCCTTGGCCTGATGCAAGGTCACTTCACGGTTATCAAGGCCCCTACAGGCATTGGTAAGTCTGAGTTTATGCGGTATCTGGAATACAACTTCGTCAAGAACTATCCTGATGTTCGCTTTGCTACATGGCACCTTGAGGAAACCAAACTTCGCTCTTTGCTTGGTGTGGTATCCTATTACCTTGGAGACAATCTTACTCGCAAAGACCTGATTACTGAAAAGAATCGCTTGCAAGATGTTGAAATGGCGATTAAACACATCACTCAGAACACGGGGTACATGCAGTTTCACCTTCGAGAAGAAGATGGTGCTGACGAATTGATCGAACAAATCCGTGTCCTGACGCAAGTGTATGGGTGCAAATATGTGTTCTTTGAACCAATCCAAGATGTTGTTACAGTTGCTAGTGACGAAAGCAAAGAGGCTCTACTTGCTGATTTGTCTGTACGTTTGTCCAAACTTGCCGCTGATCTGAACGTGGGTATCGTTACCATTGGTCACACTAACGACAATGGTGACTTCAAATACTGCCGGATGATTGGTCAACGTGCCTCTGTCATTATCGACCTTGAACGTGACAAGGAAGCTACTGACATGCTCGAACGCAACACGACACGGCTTGTTGTCAAAAAGAACCGCCCATGTGGGCTAGAGGGAAATGCGGGTGAATTGCTGTTTGATGGCGAGACGTTCACCCTTAGTGAGAAAGGATCAGGTTGGTAATGAAAACTCTAGATGAAGCCTTCCAAGATTGGTTGGATGAACCTATGTGTGAAGGGGTCTATGCAGAAACCCGTCGTATCTTTGCTAAAAAGACCAAGGCAAACTTTGCAGACCTTGAATGGGCATTTGCATCAGGCTACACCCGTGGGCAGCAAAGTATGATGGAGAGAAAATGAAGATTGTCGTACTGGATAGCGAAACTGACGGTTGGCTAGAGGATGTAACCAAACTCCATGTTGTTGCATGGACCGAAGACGGGGAGAACTTTCACCATACCAATGACTACGACAAGATTAAAGAAATCTTGCTTGACCCCAAGACCTTGATCGTGTGTCACAACGCTATTCGGTATGACCTTCCCGTCTTTAACAAACTGCTTGGTATCAAGCTAGAGTACCCTAAGTTTATCGACAGTCTTGCCTTGTCTTGGTATGTCAACTTTGACCGATCTGCACATGGTCTGGAAAGCTATGGTGTTGACTATGGTGTTCCTAAACCGAAGGTCGATAACTGGATTGGTTTGACCTACGAAGAATATGCACACCGTTGCGTTGAAGACGTTAAGATCAACTGGCGTCTCTGGAAGGAACTGGAAGGTAAGCTAATCAAGCTGTATGGCTCTCTTGATGAAGCTATGGACCTGATCCAATACCTTAGTTTCAAGATGGACTGTGCAAGGGAAGCAGAGGAAGTTGGTGTCCGTCTTGATGTGGAACGGGCGCAGCGCAACTACGACGAACTGGAACAGAAGCAGGCAGAGAAGTTTCAGGAACTTGTGTTGGCTATGCCTAAGCAACCTGTGTATAAAACGTTCAAGCGTCCTGCACAGAAAGTCAAGAAGGATGGTTCGCCTACTGTTGCTTGGCAAAGTTGGATCAATGCTCTGTACCAAGCAGAGTTGCCATCTGACTACGACAAAGACGAGTTTGACCTTGTTGTTGATTGGGAAGATGCTAACCCCAACAGCGACATTCAGGTTAAGACTTGGCTGACCAAACTTGGTTGGGAACCCCAGACATGGAAATATGAGAGGAACAAGAAGACAGGTGTAGAGAAACGCATCCCACAAATCAGGTATCCATCTAACCACCCCGAAGCTGGTCAACTCTGCGAAAGTGTTCTGCGTCTAAAGGAAAAAGCCCCCGGAGTGGAAATTCTAGAGGGTCTTACTGTGATCCGTCACAGGAAGGGTTTCTTTAAGGCTCTGTTGGATAGTCACAAGGATGGCTGGCTGAAAGCCTCTATCGCTGGGTTTACCAACACCCTGCGCTTCAAACACGCTAAACCACTAGCCAACATCCCCAAAGTGGAAAAGGCTTATGGTGCAGAGATTAGGGGTTGCCTGATTGCACCAGATGGTTATGATCTGTGTGGTTCTGACATGGTGTCCTTGGAAGATACTACCAAGCGTCACTACATGAAGCCATACGATCCTAAGTATGTAGAGGAAATGAGCAAGCCGGGGTTTGACCCCCACCTGAACCTTGCTGTGTTTGCTGGTGCGATTACACAAGAAGAAGCTGATGCCCACGCAAGAGGGGAAATCAACCTCAAGTCTATTCGATCTAAGTACAAGGCTGCTAACTATTCGTGTGTGTATGGGGTTGGTGCAACAAAACTCGCAAGAGAGATTGGTGTATCTGTGCCAGAAGCAGCCAAGATCATCAAGGCTTATTGGGAACGCAACCACTCTGTTACCAAGGCTACAGAGGCGTTCAAGGTTAAGATTGTTGGCAATCATATGTGGTTGTTCAACCCCGTGTCTAAGTTTTGGTACAACCTTCGTTCTGAGAAGGATAGGTTCTCTACTGCTAACCAATCGACTGGTGTTTACTGCTTTGACACTTGGCTGTACTTCTGTCGTCAGGCAAAAGTCAAGGTCGCCATGCAGTTTCACGACGAAGTTGGTTTCTATGTACCAAAGACCACCTCTGAGTATGCAGAGAGCATTGTGAAAGGTGCTATCGCAAAGACCAATGACCTACTGAAACTGAACATCCTTCTTGATGTTGACGTTAAGGTTGGTGCCAACTACGCAGAAACCCACTGAGGAAAAATCATGGATATGACAATCGAAGAATATTACGAGTTTTATTGGCATTTCTTTCGCCATACCCATTGACAAAAACCAACAATACAACTAACTACACTCTCCCGACAAAACGAGGAAATCATGGCTAAAGCAACCTACAAAGAAGTCACTACCAAGGGTCCGATTGAATGGGCCAAAATCTTCGAGAGCAACCGTGACCTGACTGGTTACGAAGGCATCTATGAAGAAAGTGAAGGTGCCTACATCGTCACTCAGGTTCTTAGCAAGGACGAGTTTGAGAAGCTGAAAAAGGCTGGCACTCAAAAGAAGCCCGTCCAGAAACGTTTGATGGATGGTGAGATTGCCATCAAGTTTGAACGTCGTCACTTGGTCCGAGCCAAAGATGGTACTGAAATCCCGCAAGCTGGTGGTGCGCCCAAAGTGGTTGGCCCCAATGGCAAGAAGTGGGATGTGGAAACGGATGGTCTGATTGGTAATGGCACGATTGCCGAAGTCACCAATCTGATTACTACGTTCCCCGGCCAAGATGGCAAGATGGTGAGCCGCACTTCGCTGACCAAGGTGAAAATCCTTGAGCATGTGCCGTATGTTCGTGAAGATGAAGAAGAAGGAGAAGACGCATGATGGAATTTTCACTGCAAGCTACTTGTGGCTACACTGGCAAGGTTGTCACTGTCGAACAGAAAGAAGTAGATTATCTTGGCGATGTTGCTGAAATCGTCTACACTTTCCTTCACGCTGCTGGTTACTCCTATGTGAAACAAGTCGTTTTCGTCAAAGACGATGGCGATGAAATCGCAACTCTGTAAGGGAATATGACTTGAAAGTAACTGCAAAGCTGGTAGCACTTACGCAACCAACTCTTGCCGTTCCTGTAGCAAACTCGGAGGCCCTAGTTGCATATTGCGCTAGGGTTTCCAACCCTGCTAATCAGGAAAACCCCGACTACGAAGGTCTGCTTAAATACTGTATCAGGAACAAACACTGGTCAGTCTTTGAAATGGCTAATGCTGTTGTCGAGGTTGAGGCACCAAGGGACATTACGCGACAACTTCTGCGCCATCGTAGCTTCTCTTTCCAAGAGTTTAGTCAACGTTACTCTGATGAAATCGAGTTTACGAATCGTGATTTTCGTAGGCAAGACGCTAAAAATCGTCAGAATAGCATTGATGATCTTGACGAGGACTTTGGAGACTGTCTTTCCCACGAAGTGTCAGAAATGACTGACTACATCAAAGACACCTATTATTGGATGCGTGGTCATGATGTAGCAAAAGAGTGTGCAAGGGTTATCCTTCCCGAAGGGTTGACCATGAGCCGCTTGTACGTTAATGGTACGCTTCGGTCGTGGCTTCATTACCTTGAGGTTCGTGACGATCCCGGTGTTACCCAATGGGAGCATGTCCTGTTGGCACGAGAAATTAAGTCGGCACTTGCGCCTGCTTTCCCTACAATCTTTGGAATGATGGACAACAAATGAATATCGTTATCAATGGCGAACTTGTTGCACAAGAAGTGGCACAAGCAATCACGGAACTGCATCAAATTCAGGATGTGGACCTGTTCTTTGAAAAGGCTCTGTCCTATTCCAAAGAAACGATTGTGTTTCTCATGACTAAGGGTCTGTTGCTTCAACTGATTGAGTTGGAGTTTGGTGTTGCACCTGATGAAATCTGGGAGATTTTCGCGGAGAACTCTATCTAATGACATACAAGGTGCTAGTGGACGCTGACCCTCTAGCATACCGTGCTGTGTTCTCTAAAGGTGACACTCTTAGTGGTGTTGTTGATAAGATTGACGAACTTTATCAACAGATCGCTGAGAGTGTTGTTTACGAATTTGGTGATGATTTAGAGTATCATTCCTATTTGACTGGTAAGAACAATTTCCGGTATGACATTTGCAAAGACTACAAGGCTCAACGGCCTAAAGAAAAGCCTACTTTCCTGAACTTCGCCAAAGAATACATCATGGATGAATATGATGCAATCTTGACTGATGGAGAGGAAGCAGATGATGCTATTGCAATTATGGCAACAAAGCATTATCCAAATGTGATTGTCGTTTCCATTGACAAAGACTTCAAACAGGTTCCATCTATCAACTACAACCCCGTCAAGAATGAATGGGATAGGATTGATAACTGGAATGGTCTAAGGTTCTTCTATACGCAGTTGCTTGTAGGGGATCGTGCAGATAACATTGAAGGTGTCTTTAAGATTGGCCCTGTTAAAGCGTTAAAGCTACTTGAAGGTGCCATGACTGAAAGAGAACTTTGGGAACGATGCCTTGAAGCCTATGAGGGCGATGTTGAACGTGCTGTAAAGAATGGAAGGTTACTGTGGCTAAGACGACACGAAGGGCAAATTTGGGAGCCGCCAAAAAGCTAGGTTTCCGGTCTGGACTAGAAGTCAAAGTCGCAGAACAACTAAAGAAGTCTGGTGTAGAGGCTGAGTACGAGACGACAAAGATCAAGTATGTCGTTCCTGAAAGTGTTCACACCTATACGCCAGACTTTGTTCTTCCTAACGGCATCATTGTTGAAACCAAGGGAAGGTTTGTTATGGAAGACAGGAAGAAACACCTGTTGATCCAGAAGCAACACCCTGACAAAGACATTCGATTTGTCTTTACAAACAGCAACAACAAGATTAGTAAGGGGTCTAAGACTTCATATGCTGATTGGTGTAGGAAGAATAACTTCAAGTTTTCAGACAAGGAAGTACCTGACGAATGGCTAAAGTAGTAAGCGTTCAAAGGGGTCCAATTCATTCCTCTGAGGTTCCCGATTGGGATCACGAAGAAGATGGTTTTGGACTTCCCTACGAAGAAGGGTATGTTGTTTATGCAACAGTCATGGATGAACGTGGAGTTATTGAACCTTCACAACTGATCTTCCAAGACTTCGATGATGCTAGAAAACTGGTGAAGCACTTCACTAAACAAGTGAAACCTATCAAGTGGAAGGACAACTACTGATGGACCTTAAATGGTACATTTTCGGATGCAACTCTCTTGTGGTTAACAAGTGGGAGTTTGTCGATGAACAGCCAACAGAAGAAGCTGCAATCAGTCGTCTCAAAGATTGCTTTGAATACCAATACTGGAAAATCGAAAAGATTTGGAGTTACCCCTTTTGAAAACAGCTATCGTCTACACATGCGCCCATGCACATCCTGATGCTGACAACATCCGCTTTGATTGGTTGGGTGACCTGATTGAAGACATCAAGCCAGACTATGTTGTTGACCTCGGTGATGGTGTGGACATGCAGAGCCTCAACAGCTTTGACACTCGCTATCCACAGGCTCTTGTTGCACAGTCATACCAAGCGGATATTGAAGCCTACAACAATGCTCAAGACCGTTTGTGGTCTAGGTATAAGCTGTCCAAGAAGAAGCGACCTTTTCGTATTGGATTTGAAGGCAACCATGAAAACCGTATCAAGCGGGCTTTGGCACATGATCCCCGGCTAGAGGGTAGCAAATATGGAATCTCATTTTCCCACTTGCAAACAGACCACTGGTTTGACGACTACCACGAATACGTCAACGGTGGACCTGCACTTGTTGACTACGATGGTGTCCTCTACGGCCACTTTGTTAGCAGTGGAAACTTTGGTTCTGCTATGTCTACAAAGCATCATGGCTATAGCCTTGTGGAAAAGCTGGCTCATTCTTGCACTGTTGGTCACAGCCATAAGTTTCATTATTATCGCAAAGCTGATGCTCGGCCTAATACTCTTAATGGGTTGGTTGCAGGATGCTTCAAAGGTAAAGATGAAGGTTGGGCAGGACAGGCTAATGCTGAATGGTCCAGAGGTGTTGTGATTAAACGCTACATCGAAAATGGTGACTATGACCTTCAATGGGTATCTATGAAAGCCCTAGAAAAAGAGTACGGTAAGTGAGCAAAAGAGCATCCGTTTCCAGCAACAACATCAAGGTCAAACCTAGGCAGGAAAGGGACTTCTACCCTACACCTGAAAAGGCTGTAGTTCCTGTTGTTCCACACTTGCTAAGGGAAGGTCCAAAATACTTTCTTGAACCTTGTGCTGGAAATGGTGCTTTGATACAGCATATCGAATCGTTGACAGATTATGAAGTGATCTGTAAAAAAGCCTACGACATTGATCCACAACCAACCACCTACTCCAAGAGCATCCTACAACGAAACGCTCTGTCCTTGACAGTTAACGATGTTCTTGGTATTGACTACATCATAACGAATCCACCCTTCCAGTGGGACATGCTTCAACCGCTTCTAGATCATCTACCTGATCTTCGACCAACTTGGTTGCTTTTACCTTTCGGATATGCTTGCAATAAGCGTATGGCACCCTATATGGAGAAGTGTAAGAAGTTGGTTCCTATTGGGAGGGTTAAGTGGATCGAAGGTTCTAAACAAACAAGTACAGATGACTATGGTTGGTATCTGTTCACCCATGAAACAACAACAACTAAACTGTATGCAAGGCAATGAGTAAAGAAGAAATCCTGAAACTTATCGAAGATCGTGGCTTCACTAACATCCTTCGGGACCATGACCTGACGCTGTGGAAAGTGCTTGAAATCCTAGATTCACTTGGGTATCTTTACCTAGAGAGATATGAAGAATGAACCTGTTTGCTATCGCTTGGTTGGCTACTGCTGCACTTGCTGTCCTTAAGTTGGCTGGCCTTGCTGCTATTGGTTGGTGGACTGTCTTCTCACCTGTGGTTGTTGCAGGCATTGCCTTTCTGACTATCTTGACAATCATGTTTATCTGGATGTGGAATAAATAATGGCTAAATGGGTTCTTGACAAGACTTTTGAGGAATATATGCTTACCGATATGTGCATGGACGAATACCAAGAAGAGGCTAAATCTACTGCCATCTATCCGCAAGAGCGTGGTCTTGAATATCTTGCTCTGAAACTGTGCGGTGAAGCAGGGGAGGTTGCAGAGAAGATTGGCAAGTCAATCCGTGACAACAAACCACTAGATGACCGTGACATGGCTAAAGAACTTGGTGACGTTCTCTGGTATGTGGCAAATTTAGCACAGTATCTTGGCTATGACTTGTCTGAGATTGCAGAAATGAACCTTACCAAACTGAAAGACCGTCAAGCCCGTGGCGTCCTTGGTGGAAGTGGAGATAACCGTTGAATCAATATTCTTACAAAGAAGGTAAGAATGGTTGGTGGGTTATCTTAGAACCTTATAAAATTATTGAAGATGGTTTAGTCTGTGGTGTTGTTCACGCCTTTGCAACTAGCAAAGAATATGCCACATACTATTGCAACAAAATGAATGGGGATAATCGTTGAAACGCTTCTACTTTGAACCAGAAGACTTGTGTGGTAGTGGCTGGTATATCGTTGAAAACGAAGGTGGTCACGAACACGGTGCATACTTTGATGTTGCAATCGCTATTGTAACTGATGTAGAAGATGCAAAGAACCTCTGCGACAAACTTAATCAACTGTGGGAAAACCAGAAATGAATGACCTGACTTGGTTCTTGTATTTTGTTGACATTAGCCAGAACATTACTCCTCTCGTTGCCTTGTTCGGCCTTGCCTTGCTTTGCATTGGCTTTGGTATCCCGCCAAAGGGTGTTGAACCTTTTGGATACGACCATGAGTTTCCCTTCCAAGGGGCTGGTCGTCTTAAGAACTGGTTTATTTGTTGGGTGGTTGCAACCTTTATTGTCTGCTTAATCCCCACCAAGGAAACCTTGTATATGATGGCAGCATCCGAAGCTGGTGAAACTGCCCTTAAATCCCCACAGGGGAAAGAGGTTCTTGATAAGATTGACCTGATTATCAACAATCAACTTGATGAATTGGCTAAAAAGAAAGAAGAAAAATGAGCAACTACCTACCCACTGACTACCAAGCCTTTATCCATACGTCTCGCTATGCTCGTTGGATGGAGGTAGAAAATCGCCGTGAGACTTGGGGTGAGACTGTTGGCCGCTACATTGATAATGTGGTTGCACCTAAAGTTGATCCCATCGTGCAGGATGGCACTGTTGGTGAAATTGAGGATGCTATCCTTGGCCTCGACATCATGCCTTCTATGCGGGCTTTGATGACTGCTGGTCCTGCACTGGAACGTGACAATACCGCTGGCTATAACTGTTCGTATCTGCCTGTTGATGATCCGAAGTCGTTTGACGAAGCTATGTTCATCCTGTTGTGTGGTACGGGTGTTGGCTTCTCGGTGGAACGACAGTACATCAGCAAGTTGCCAGACGTTCCTGAAAAGATGTTTGAGAGTGATGACGTTATTGTTGTCAAGGATAGCAAAGAGGGTTGGGCCAAGTCGCTTCGTAAGCTGATCGCTATGCTCTATGCTGGTGAAATTCCGAAGTGGGATGTGTCCAAGGTTCGTCCTGCTGGTGCAAAGTTGAAGACCTTTGGCGGTCGTGCTTCTGGTCCTGCCCCTCTGGTGGAATTGTTCCAATATGTGATTATGAAGTTTGCTGGTGCTAAGGGTCGTAAGTTGAACTCCCTTGAGTGCCACGACATCATGTGTAAGATCGGTGAAGTTGTTGTTGTTGGTGGTGTTCGTCGTTCGGCTATGATTAGCCTGTCCAATCTGTCTGATGATCGTATGCGTCATGCGAAGTCTGGCAACTGGTGGGAAGGTCAGAAACAACGCGCATTGGCTAACAACAGCGTGGCATATACTGAGAAGCCCGACATGGAAACTTTCATGCGCGAATGGCTCTCCCTTGTTGAAAGTAAGTCTGGTGAACGTGGTATCTTCTCTCGCATTGCGTCTAGGAAACAAGCTGAAAAGAATGGTCGTCGTAACTCTGATTTTGAATTTGGTACGAACCCCTGTAGCGAAATCATCCTTCGCCCGTACCAATTCTGCAACCTCACCGAAGTCGTTGTTCGAGCAACGGATACACTTGAGGACTTGGAACGGAAAGTAAAGCTGGCAACGATCCTTGGGACTATCCAATCTACCTTTACGCATTTCCCGTATCTGCGTAAAATCTGGAAGGATAACACTGAGGAAGAACGTCTGCTTGGCGTGTCGTTGACTGGCATCATGGATCACCCTGCTCTCAACGGGAATATCGCCAGTGCTAAAGCGGCTTGGTTCAACTTTGAAGAAGACAAAACACTTCCACAAGTCTTGGAGCACCTGAAAGATGTCGCTGTTGCTACTAACGCTGAATGGGCTGACCGTCTTGGCATCCCTGTTTCTGCTGCTATCACTTGTGTCAAACCTTCTGGTACGGTATCTCAACTGGTCGACTCCGCTTCTGGTATTCACGCTCGTCACTCAGCCTATTATATTCGTACTGTACGTGGTGACAATAAAGACCCTCTGACGCAGTTTATGATCGACCAAGGTATCCCGGCAGAGCCTGACGTTATGAAGCCGGATGCTACGACTGTGTTCAGTTTCCCGATGAAGTCACCCAATGGGGCAGTTACTCGAAACGATATGACTGCTATCGAACAACTGGAATTGTGGTTGGTCTACCAGCGTCATTGGTGTGAACACAAGCCATCTATCACGGTTACTGTGCGTGACCATGAGTGGATGGAAGTTGGGGCTTGGGTCTATAAATACTTTGACGAAGTGTCTGGTGTGTCGTTCTTGCCACACTCTGACCATACCTATCAACAGGCACCTTATCAAGACTGCACTGAGGCTGAGTATCTCATGGCTAAAGACCTGATGCCTGAACGGATTGATTGGTCGCGTCTAAGTGAATACGAAACCGAAGACACTTCCAAAGGGACACAGACCTTTGCTTGTGTTGGTTCATGTGAAGTGGTAGACCTTGTATAAGTTTGAAGACTTAACAGGACAAACTTTTGGTGAGAGGGTCGTAGTTGGGCTTTCTCACCAACACCCTATATCTAAAAATTACTACTGGAATGTAGTGTGTTCTTGTGGTAAAGAGGGTGTTGTTTGCGGCAGTAAACTTAAACAAAGCAAGGCTTGTGCAAGATGTTCTGGTAAGATTAATGGCAGAAAAGGTTTAGATAGCCAAGCTAAAGATGCCCCATGCTACTTCATAAAGTGTGGGGACTTTGTTAAGGTTGGTAGTTCAAGAAACCCTGCTAGACGTTTTAAAGATATGCAGTCCCACAACCCATATCCACTAGAGTTGCTTTTTGTAGATAACTTACATGATGAAAAATACTGGCACGATAAGCTGCAATCTTGCCATCATCGTGGCGAATGGTATCACTATGGCGGTGCTTGTGAGATTGTCGATCTGACCTGATACAACAAACCCGCTACCCTGCTTAATTGTGGGGTAGCTAACCCCTTTAATGGAAAATGAGCATGGATCACGCAACTGCTAAAGCAATCATCTGTGAGGATGAAGAAGGTTATAAGGCTGTAACTTCTGAACAAATCTACGAGCAAAGTCGTTGGAGTACCTTCTATGAGCAAGTCTTTGAAGAACTAGAAACTGGTGAATACTGGAAAATCTATTGGTCGCGTGGATCAACTGAATATCAAGACGAAGGGCCAGAAGACATTGAATTTAGCAGGGTCTTCCCTAAGACCAAAACTATCACGGTGTATGAATGATTGTTGACTTGATTTCTATTGCACTTCTTGGTTTCGTTGCCTATATGTCATGGAACCAACAAGAGCGTATCGAAGACCTTGAGTTGGTTGTAGGCCATATCCTTGGCAAACTTGGTGAAGAAAACTCGCTAGAAGAAAGTGATGATGAAGAATGAAGTGGCATATCCTTGGTCGTGATGACTGCATTTGGTGTGATCGTGCAGCAGACGAACTTCAAAAACGTGGGGAAACTTTCGAGTATCACCTATATACTGCAAACCCTATGCTTCTCAAACTTATGTTTGTTGCAGGTATGAAGACTGTGCCTCAGATTTGGTATGGCGGTCAGCATATCGGTGGGTACGAAGACCTAGTGCAATTTTTTCAGAATGACATGCGAGACTCAGAATGACTGCTCAACCCCGTACCAAACGAACCACTAAGTTTAAGAATGCAACGGGTGAAGCATCTGCAAAGACTGTCCCGCTTGTTGCTCTTAACGACAACCAGAAACTCTATATTGACGCTCTCAAGTCTAGCCAACAGGTAATTGTTCTTGGTCCTTCTGGCACGGGGAAGACTTACATTGCTGCCACTTATGCAGCCAATCTCTATCTTACCAAGCGTATTGACAAGATCATCATCACTCGGCCTGCTGTGTCTGTAGGTAAGAGCCTTGGCGCACTTCCCGGTGATCTTGGTGAGAAGTTTGGCCCTTGGTTGTCACCTGTGCTGTCTGTCCTTGAAGAACAACTTGGACAAGGTGCATTTGAGACTGCCATCAAGAACAACAACATCCAGATGGCCCCACTAGAATACATGCGGGGATCGTCGTTCAAAGATGCGTTTGTTCTAGCTGATGAATGTCAGAACCTTGATGTTGCCCAATTCAAGATGCTTGTTACCCGTATCGGGGAAAACTGCAAGCTAGTGATGAACGGTGACATTCGACAGTCTGACATTAAGGAACAATCTGGTTTGTCTAAGGCAATCCATCTTGCCAAGAAGTATCACATTGATGCGGCTGTTGTTGAATTTACGCTTGACGATGTGGTTCGTAGTGATGTATGTCGTCAATGGTTGCAAGCATTCTATGAGGAAAATCTGTAATGAACTTTAAGATCGATGATCGTGTAATCTACACTGGTAACTTTACCACAGGATTTATTGGTAAAACTGGCACTGTAGTTGAGATTGCAGATGTGGATGACATCTATGTACAGTGGGACAACAGTGATGAAGAACCTTGTGGTGTTCTTGAAGAAAGTATCTCTATCTTGACAGAAGCAAAAGACCCTGTTGCTAAACCAGCACACTACAACATCGGTACTATCGAATGTATCGACTACATGAAAGACAACATGCCTTTTGAAGCCTTCAAAGGTTATCTGGAAGGTAACGCCAAGAAGTATATGCACCGTTGGCGCTACAAGACGAAACCTTTAGAAGACCTTAAGAAAGCACGATGGTATCTTGATCGACTGATCCATGAGATTGAGACTGAGGGCAATGATGGTTGATCCTATCGTTTTCTTCTTTGTAGGTATTGCCTGTGGTGCATTGGTGGCTATCTGGTAATGCTTGAAATCTTGTTTGTAGTTGCAGTGGTAGGGGTTATTCTCCTGTACCCTGATTTCATCAACCGAAAATAAAAAAGACCCCGGCAGGAAATCAATCCTGTCGGGGTTTTTCTTTATGCTTTGCTCTCTGGATCACGCTTGTAAAGGTCG